ACCCGCCGTGCTGTAATCGCCGCTGGAACCCGCCGTGCTGTAATCGCCGCTGGAAAAAGGTTCTTTGCCTTTCACCCGATTAAAAACGGCATTCACCGTAGCTTTTACCAGCCCTGCAAAATTCACCTCGCCTTTCACCGTAAGCTCAGTGCAGGCCAGTTTGCTGTCCTTTCTGCTTTTATCCACGTTCCCGCCGCACTCGACCTCAAAAAAGCGCGGGCTGTCCCTCAACGGGTAATAGTGCAGCACATCCAGCGGGTTCTCACAGGCGTGCATACCAGCGCGGCAGCAGTCGGCCTCCGGCTCTGTGTAGGTCTTGCCCACGTCATACTGCTTGCCATGGCACATCATGTTTTTGTCCATGGCCTTGTAGGCGATGATTTTTTCACTCATGCTCATAACCTTCCTTTATTGGTGTGTTTCTTCTGTGCAGGCATGGTCAACGCCTCACTTCTTAGAGCTGCCAAAGCTGCCAATGAGCCAGAGCGCGATCCACGTCGCCGTTCCGGCGGCCCAGGTGAACGTCCAGTGCATCAATGCGCAGATGGCCCACACGGCGGCGCAGGTAACGCCCCACGAGATGCCCAGAAGAACGGCAAACGCGATGATGATCGCCAGTGCTTCACCCATTGTTCCGCGCCTCCTTTGCGGCGCTCTCAGTTGCCTGTGCCGCTGAGTTCGCGCACCACTTGCCCGCCGGGGCGGTCTTGCGGGGGTCTTCCTGGGCTGCCGCGGCTTCGTCCTCTCCCAGCAGCTTGTTCAAATCGGCCAAGAACTGGCTGCACATCTTCGCTTTTATAGCTTCCTCCGGCTGACCATACGGGCCGCAAAATGGCCCGGACTTGAAAAACGACTTTGAACGGAAGTCCTCTTCCAAGAACTGATACTTGCCAATCAGCTGGCAAACCTTATCGCGCATCGTGGTTTTCATAAAGATCCTCCTTGCATCAATGACGCATGACAATGTTGGACGAATGAACCAGATAGGTCACACCGTCAATCACAACCTGAAGCTGGTCGCCTTCATAGTCGCACCAGCTTTCAACATTGCCCTCGACAATCGTTCCGTCGGGCATTTTCAGCTGCGCCCAGCTGTATTCATAAGTCAAATCGATGACCTGCTTATTGCATCCGGCCATCAGCAAAGCGCTTGCCAATACGGACGCTACGCCAACAATAATTTTTTTCATGCTCGTTTCTCCTTTTAATAAAATGTCTTCTCTTTGCTATGCCATTGCAGTTCTCTGCGTTTCCTAGCCTCACTATTCCCTGCCTTTGCTAAACATCGCTTCTCAAAGCCATTGCGCTACTTGACTAAGCTGGTCCTTGCCAAGCCGTTCCATTGCAAATCACGGCATTTCTTCTCTCTTCCATGCCAATGCATCCGAAGCAAAACCTTGCCGCAGCGAAATGTTACGGTGCACCGCTTTTCCTTCGCAAATCACATCAGCGCTTTTCTCTGCCATTCCTTCGCGTCGCCATGCTCTGCTCCGCCTTCGCCTTGCCTGTCTGTGCTTCTCAGTGCCACTGCACAGCAGTTCACCTCATAGCCTTCGCAAAGCATCGCCCTGCCTCGCCCTGCCCTGCCGTTGCCGCGCCAAGCGTCGCCTTTGCACATCTTCTCAAATCACGGCAATGCCGTTGCAATGCAAATCACTGTTGCGCTGCGCAGAGCCATCGCACGGCCAATCTAACTCAGCCTTGCCGTTGCCAAGCCGTGCATCGCACCGCCTCCGCGAATCAGGGCCGTCAATGCCATGCCCTTGCTCTCAAGCCTTCACCTCATAAGCGGTGTAGGTAAAGCGGCCCTTTCCGCTGTTGCGCCACTGGCCGATGCCGCGCAGAATGCCATAATCCAGCCACTCACGCACAACCTTTTCGTGGCTGTCGTCAAGAAGGATCACGTCAAACTCACAGCTGCTGAGCGCCGGGATCTCCTCACTGTTGGCAAGGCTCACACGCTCGCCTTGTGCGGTCTGAGCGCGCAGCGGACGCTGGCAGTCGGTAATCTCACCGTTCACGTGAATGGGAATCATGCGGGGCTGGACGAAGATCAGACCGTCAATGACCTTCTTGTAAGCGGTCAGCTTGCCGCTTTCGTTCGCAGCCCGCTTCTTTCCCGTTTCGGTCTTTCCGCCGATGCGGGAAAGCATACCGCAGGCATCCTTAAACATGCCTTTGATCTGGTAATCGTAAAAGATCGGATTGCCGTCCGGGTCACGCGGGAAAACGGTCATGCCCTTGTCAGCTACCGCATCAGGGCCAAGAGCCGCCACTTCATCCTCGATGGTTGCAGCATCCGGCGACTTTCTGGCGATGAACTCGCGGGCCACATTGGGGTTTGCGGGCCATGTGCCCAGCACCGGCTCAACAAACGTAGCTTTCACATGCAGCTTTTTCATAATAGTAACCTCCAAAATATATTGTTTACGCCACCCCGTCCTGGTTGTGCTGCCGGGCGGCAAGCTCCATCTGCTCCACGCTCTGCCTGCGCTCCACGCTCTGCCTGCGCTCCACGCTGGGCAGCATTCCCACGGCCTTGAGCTGCTCATAAATAAACCGCTGGCCCGCTTCCGTCCATACGGTGGTGTTCTTGGTGTCCCACTCGCCGGTGCTCTTGTGCTGGAACGGCGTGGATTTGCGGTTTTTGGTGTAGCCCTTGCCGCAATACTTGGCGTATAGCACCCACTGGCCGTCGCTGGTCTTGTACTGGATCTTCAGGCCGTGAAGGATGCTGTTGAGTTTCTCAGCACTCAGGCCGTAATCCTTGGCAAGGGTGGTAGTGGTGCGGCAGTTTTTGCCCACGCACACCGCCCGGGCATACTCTGCATCCGGCTTCAGGTCGTTGTTCTCTGCCAGAAGCTGGCGGTTGGCGGCCTTGAGCTGGTCGTTCTGTCTCTGAGCGATGAGAACCGCCCGGCGCATGACCGCTTCCGGGCTGTTCCACTGCGCCTCCACGGCCAAGAAATACTGCCGGGCCTGCTTGCCGCGATCGTTGCGCTGGATCATGCACAGCTCTTTGGCCATTGGGATGGTGAGCTGGTGGTCGTCCACCGTGCGCGTGACCTTGCGCCCGCCCTCATTTTGAACTCGGTCAATTTTGACCGGGTTGAAATCCTCGCCCTCGGTAAAGCCGTACTCACACATACGAGGGAACCAATGCCGGTAATCTGCGCCAACCTGCAAAAACTCGTGCAGCTCCCGGCCGCTCACCGTGGGGCGCTCCGGGTTGTCGTAGCTGATAGGAATAAGGTTGTTCATGCTGTCTCTTCCTTTCTGTTGTCGTCATCTTTGAACTCGATGTTCAAAACTCTGCAAATGCTTTGGGCCACCCTCGGTGCGCTTCTGTCGCCGTGCAGAATCTTGTACATATAGCTGTCATCGACGTAAAGCCCGGTGTCCTGTTTTACAAGCTCAATCAGCTCGACCTGTTTCATGCCGCGCTTGAGCATTGCAATTTTGACTTCCAGCCCGAACGGTGACAATGCAGTTTCTTTCAAAATTCGTACCTCCTTTGCAAAACCATCTTGACAGGTACGGGAAAATGTACTAATATAATAGTGTGAAGATTAAATATTTGTACGAGTTTCCGTACCCGATGTTTGCATTATATCACTGGATTCCGTACAAATCAACCGTTTTTTGTACGGAATCCCATACTTTGTATGAATGCACAAATGGAGGCGTTGATTTATGTCTATTTTGTACGATAGAATACACGCACTCTGTGTTTCAAAAAGCGTAAAAGACGGGACTATGTGCAGAGAGGCAGGACTTCCTAGAAGTACACTCCAAGAGTTAAAAATGGGGCGTACGGAAAGTATGTCGCTGAAAAATCTTCAAAAAATCGCTGATTACTTCGGGATTTCAGTTTCAGAGCTGACCGGCGAGGAACAAAAAGAAAAGCCCAACGCCTTAGATGGCATTGAGCTTGAAAAATTGTCACCAGCCCGCCGGGCGCTGCTGGAAGCGCTGGAAGGCATGGATGACGAAAACATTATGAAAATTGTTCGGATTGCTCAGGCGGTTAAAAAGGAGCTTCCAGAGTGAGTATAATACATCTTAATAGAAAAGAGCTCAAACTGCTGAAAAAGCTTGACGAAAAATACCCTGATGGTGTTGAGCGGACAAAAGAACTGTTCCAGAACGCTATGACGCTTGAAGAACTTGGCCTTGCAGATTCCGCATCGGTGAGCTATCGCAAGTCTGCGGTTTGGATCACGGAAAACGGCAGGCAGTATTTGCGAGATAGAAAAGCAAACAAGTTCTGGCTCCCGGCGAAAGTGGCCGGCGGTATTGTCACCTTGATTTTGATTCCGGTGCTGGTGAATCTGATTTCGGATTATGTATTACCTCTTCTTTTCGGGTAAAAACCAGTTAATCCACCCGAAAAGGTCTTCGCGGAAAAATCGCCAGATTCGATGTTGGTTCTTGGGGCAATACCATTTTCCGTTCTTGTCTTTTTTCCAAATCGTAAGTCTACAACTCAGCATAATACCTCCGAATGACTTCTTGAAGTTGGTTTTCGGATAATGAAAGAATCTCACTGATGGCAAGACGCACAAGCTTGTTGTGCGATTCTTTTTCTTCTATTGTACCACAATTTGCAAACCTTGTGCTAGTTTCTTGCACTTTATTTTCCTCCTTTGGCATTTTCCTTGATAATTTAGCTTTTCGGCAGCTGGTTGGCTGCCTATTTTTGTATATGTGAGGTGCGTTTTATGAAATGTCCAAAATGCGGAGCTGAAATTGAGAACGTAAAATTTTGCCCTGAATGTGGAGCACCTGTTGCTTCGGGTTTCGTGACGGCGGCTATCGAATCAGACGAAAAGCCTGAAAAGAAGAAAAAAGGTCACGGATGCGGATGCGCGGTTGCTGTTAGTGTTGCACTGATCATGTTCGTCCTTATGCTTACCCCTTCTTCCAGCACGACAAGTTCAACGTACGGAACAAAGGGCAGCACGTCCGTAAAATCGTCAATTTCTGCCGATGATAGCCTTACAATGGGGCAGAGAAACGCTTTGCGGGCTGCTAAAAACTACCTGAGCGCTGGTATGGGATTCTCTTACAGCGGCCTTGAAAGTCAGCTTGAGTTTGAAGGATATTCCACGGAAGATGCTACTTATGCCGTAGATCATTGTGGCGCCGACTGGAACGAACAGGCTGCAATAAGAGCAAAAAATTATATCAATTCCATGTCTTTCTCTCGCTCCGGTCTGATTGAACAGTTGGTGTTTGAGGGATTTAGCCAAGGCCAAGCGGAATACGGAGCCACTGCTGTGGGATATTGATGTGCGGCCCTGTTCACAACCGCATTATACAACTGTTGATTGTATCACGTCAAGCGCGTTTAATCGCGCAAAAATGCGCGAAAAATTTAGCATTTGCGCTGAATCGCTGAAATTTACGCTGACTTTTTACTAAATACGCGCGTTTCGCGCTGAATCCGCGCAAAATATGCGCGTTATTATCCGTAGTTGCAAGGTTGTTGCAATTTTTGCAATAGTTCAGTGGCAAGCTCCCCGCCGGGTGCGTCTGCTGCGGCCTTGAGCTGCCGGATGTTCCCGGCCTTGCGGATCACAAAAAGTCGAGCCCGGGCCTGCCCCTCGGGCGGCATATCCTCGTAGCAGGCCAGCGCGGCGCGGATCTGGGTGCAAAACAGCTGCATCTTGTCCATCTTTAGTCCTCCCAAGGTTCAGGTGTTCGGGTCGTGCCGGTCAAAATGGTGGCAGGCATCCCGTCAATGATGGTCGTTTCGTTTTCTTTACCGTTTCTTTGCTCGAAATCCATTTTATTTCACCTCTGTTTTTGTTCAATTTGTCCAACTTGTTTTAGATTTTACCATTTTATGGGAAAACTTGAAGGACTTCTGCTCTGTCGAGTGGCATGGGTTTTCCCCATGTCACTTTTTGTTTTTATGGCATGGAAATTTGTGAGGTTATAATTGATGAGCTACTTTACCGCAGAAAAGCTTGGTGTCGCACTAGCGCGGGCCAGAGTCGCGGCAGGCTTGAGCCAAGTCGACATGGCCCGCCGTATCAACAAGGGAAAGGCTACGGTCCAGAGCTGGGAGTGTGGGGCGTCCAGCCCACCGGCTGACAAGATAATGGACTGGTTCGAGGCTTGCGGGGCTTCTCCGCTCCCCGCCATGCAAGAAATGCTGCACCCGGAGCTTTACAAAGAACCCATACAGCGCAAATCAGACGAAGATCTGGATGAAGCACTTACGGAATACTTTCGCACGGCGCCGCGAATTGTAAAAGAGATGGTGCTGTTTATCCTTTTGGGGCGACATGGCAGCTATCCACCGGCGGTGTTTGCTGAGGTGTGCGCAAATCTGCATACTCCCTTGCAAAACAAAGTGTCTGTCTGCGGCCAGATACTGGACAACTACGGGTTCGCCGTGGCTACAGGGACAGACCCGATTCCGTGGGAAGTCCAGCCGCCAGTGAATCTGCTGAGGTCGGCGTATCAGGCAGGCAAAGAGGCCGCGAAGAGCGGCGAGGCCGACTATACCGCAAAGCGAGGTGAAGAGCTTTGAAGTGCATTCGCGCCTGCTGCCGTCGGGAAATACCGGACGATGCATCTTTTTGTCCCTACTGCGGCAAGAAGCAGCCCGAAGCCGCCCCGCAGCAAAGAAAAAAGCGCCGCCGCCCAAAGGGCAGCGGCAGTGTATATAAGTTGAGCGGGACGAGGTCAAAGCCGTATGTGGCCCTGACAGCCAAGCGAGACGTTCTGGGGACGTTTGCGACGCCGGGCGAAGCAGTACAAGCACTGGACGCTTACAACGCCCAGAACACCCCCGCAGCGCGTCTGAAATGCACTTTTGCGGATGCCTACGCCCAATGGAAAGCGCAGCCCAAATTTGACAAGCTCAGCACTGACATGAAAAAGGGTTATGAGCTGGCCTATGCAAAGGCTGCGCCGCTGTATGACCGACAGCTCCGGGACTTAAAAGCCGCAGACTATCAACAGGTGATTGACCAGATGGTGGAAAAGGGCCTCTCCCGCAGCTCCTGCGAAAAGCAGCGCACACTTTTCAGCCAGATCTGCGAGTGGGCAATGGCCCAGGACATCATAAACAAAAACTATGCCATGCTCTTGCAGCTCCCAGCGGCTACAGGCAAGGCAGAGCGCACCTTGACCGCTCAAGAGATAGAGCAGATAAGCAGCAGACAAGACGATCCGAAGCTTGGGCAGACAGCGCAAATCGCAATGGTGCTGCTCTACACCGGTATGCGTATCGATGAGCTGCTCTCCATGCGCTGCGACGATGTGCATCTAAAAGAGCGGTATATGCAGGGCGGCGAGAAGACCGAGGCAGGCAAAAACCGCATTATCCCTATTTTGGACCCCATTTACAAAATCATTGTCTTTTGGATGCTTGACAGCGGCTGTGAGTGGCTGATACCGTCCAAAGCCGGTACAAAGCTGGACAAGCGCAACGTGGCTACAAAGTTTCGGGCCTTGATGCAGGAGTGCCATATAGAGGGGGTGCATCCGCATACGCTGCGCCACACGGCCAGCAGCAAGATGGTGGAGTGCGGCCTGGAAAAGACCGCCGTGCAGGCCATCTTGGGTCACAAAAATTTCTCCACTACGGCCAACAAGTACGTCTCCCACAATGACCCGGACTATCTGTTGCGGGAAATGCAAAAGATGAAGTATTGATTTGTTAGATTGTTTGTTAGATTGTCACTTTCATTCATGAGATTTTAGGGCATTTCAAGCAAAAAATAAACGCACGGACGATTTGTTTTCATCGTTCGTGCGTTTATTTTTGGAGCTGGTGACAGGAGTTGAACCTGCAACCCACTGATTACAAATCAGTTTAATTTTGCGTTTTATCGATAGTAAAATCAAATTTGTTAGTCATATGTTAGCTTATTAAACTTAAAAATTCAGCTTTTCAAACTTAAAAATTCAGCTTTTCGAGTTTTAGCTGTATGTAAAAATAACACATTTTGTGTCGTTTTACAATGCGGTTATCTTCCGCATGACCAGCTCATACTCTTTCGGGTATGCAAGCTTTATGGCGTTCATGTGCTCATCAAGCACTTCCATCAAGCCGCCAAAGGGCGCGGCGCTGGCCGCTTCCACGAACTCGCTTTGCGGATTTGCTTTTGTGGAGTATGCCGCCGGGTACGACGCGGGAGGCAGCGCTTGAGTCTGCATTTCTGCCGGTGCTTGCTTTTCTTCCAGCTCATTTCTCACGGTGCAGAGAGCGGCAAGCTTGTTGACACTCTGCCAGCTGGTTTCCTCGCACTTGAGCTTGCGGATATGCTCGTTGATCTCGTCGATGTCCATACTTGCCGCCCTCCTCCCTTATGCATTGCGCAGAATGTCCGCCGCGCGTTTGTAAGCGTCTCGCTCTGCGCCGGTAGCGTCCTGCATCATATCCTCGATGTCGGAGATCATGCGCTCACGGCCATCCGTGCGGGAGTAGTGCCCGCGCACATAGTGACGGCCACGGTTGGCGTAGCTGCTGCCCCGGTTGTAACCGTTTCCGGCATCGCGGCCGAAGGATCCGCGCATGTCAGCTTCCCACTCGCCCGCACGGCTGTACTCGCCGCCCTCACAATAATCCTCAATGCGGTGGATGTCCAAAATGATGTCCACGATCTCGCCGATCATCTCAACATCGCCCGGGGATCGGTTCTTTTTGTCGGTCAGCTCCATGAGCTCATCGCACATCTCATCCTTCAGATGATTCAGTTTATCCAGCATGACTTTATCTCCTTTCTTATGCTACCCGCTCAACAATCAGATTGCTGTTTGCAATGCTGATTGCCTGCGTACTGATGTTTTTAGCCGCCACGGTCACGCAGCAGCCGCGCGGCACCTCGATGAAAGCGGCCGCGAAAACATTGAAGTAATTTTCGACTGCCGCCGGAGTAACAATGGCTGTCGCGCTGGTCAGCGACTCACCGCCGACAGCCAGCGCCACGGAAATGGGTCCAACAGTGCCGCCGGTGGGAATGGCAATATTGCCGCCAAAGCTTACCTTGAAGCGCGCTTTGCATTGATTGGTCAGACCGCGCAGGGTCACGAGGCCGCTGCCCTCACGGTGCATGATGCAGGCAGGGGCTTTCACCGCGGTCTCGGTCAGGGGAAGGTTTTCACCCGCCGCCACGCTGACGATGTTAGAGTTAGAAAATTCGGCCATTTTATCGGCTCCTTTCATAGAAAAGCGCCGGGACTTTTGCCCCGGCGCTCTGGTTTGCAAAATCAGCTCAGGGGCTGAACATTTTGATGTGGGCATTTCCATTTTGGAAACAACCACTCAAAAAGCTGTCGTGATTCGGTTATGCGCAGCTGCCGCAGCCGGTTCCACAGCCATAGTAAATGGCGTTGGGGTTGGGCACCTGATAGGCGGGCACGGGAACCTTCTGCTGCAGAGTCCCGATGATCTGGTTGGTCTGCGCGTTCATCGCGGTGGTCAGGAGCGCGCTCTGGCGTTCCTGAGAAGCAGCCCGACGCAGCTCGTTGTTCTCGCTCTGCAGGGTGGCGATCTTATCATTGGTCAGGAAGTCGAGCACCGCGCGGGTGTTGCTGTTCTGATTCTCGATGATGTCCCGGGTGTTGTTGTTCATGGTGTTCTGCGTTGCGCAGAAGCCCTGCTGCATCTGGTTCCGGGTGTCGCACTCCTGAGTGGCCAGATTGTAGTTGACTCCCTGAATCGCGGTCTGGGTCTTGCAGCAGCAGTCTGCCAGCTGTGTGGCCAGAGCATTCTGCCCCTGCATCAGCGCGACGTTGGTGCTGTTGAAGCCCTGCTGCATGGCGTTGGTAACGCCGTTCAGGCCCTGCTGCACGCCGTTGAAGCCCTGAAGCATCCCGGTGTTCATGGCATAGAAGCCGTCGCACAGGCCACTTTCCAGCCCGTTCAGCTTGTTCATGACGCTCTGGTTGTCGAAGCCACGCTGCAGGTCTGCCTGTGTGACAGCGCTGGTCATATAAGGCGAAGCACCGCCCATGCCGCCGCCCCAGCCAAAGCCGCCCATGCCGCCCCAGCCGAACATGCCAAAAATCAGGAAGAGAACGATCCAGCCCATCCAGTCACCGCCCCAGCCGTTGAGGCCGTTGCTGTAGCCGTTGGCGGGCTGTACCGGCATGGTCAGAACCGTGCTATCAGAAGAAAGAGACATAGTTTTACTCCTTTACGTTAGATTTTGGAATTTATTCTAAATGCGGCCGCATTTCAGAATCCAAACATATTTTTCATGCCGTTGAGCATCGGCGCGATCTGCTGCGCCCGCTGCTGAATGGCGTTGAGCTGCTGTTGTGAGAGCTGCCCGGAGGTGAGCATCTGGTTTATCATCTCCTGCGGGTTTTTGCCCTGCATCTGGCCCATAAACTGCTGGAACTGCCCGCCAATGGGGTTCTGGGTCTGTCGGCCCATCGAGTTGTACAAGCTGCTGCTCATAGTTTAGCTCTCCTTTTCCGGCTCTGGTGCTTCCTGCTTCTCCAACGCCGCCAGCTTTGCCGCCAGCGCGTCGAACTCCTTGCGGGTGACATACTCCCCGCCTGCGGCTTGCGTGGCAGCGATCGACGCTTTGGGGCCGCTGGTGCGTTCCTTGTAGTCGTAGATGCGGAGCGGGAACGGCCTGCCGTCCTGCCCCACTTCTTTGATATAGAAGGTATCGGAATCGGCATCCAGTAAAAGCACCCGGCTCCCGTTGGCGACCAGATAGCCGCGGGCTGCCGCTTCACCCTGTACCCAGATAAAGCCGCTGTCAGTCGGTGCGGCCTGCCCCTGCATCGTTGGCATCATGACGGGCTGGGGCTGGTACTGTGCCGCCCTGAGCTGTTCAAGCTGTCCTTGCGGCTGTTGCGGGTAATACACTTGCGGGTATCCGTTATAAATCGGCATCGTTTTCCTCCTTATACCAGTAATAGATTGGGCATTCCGCGCCACTATCCCAGCTGTCCCACCACGCGCCGTCGATCACGGTCAGGACGTGCCCGGAGCAGCCCAGCACATACACGCCGCGCGGGTACTCCCGGGCAAAATCTGCCACGGTGTAACAGGTGGTGCAGTCTGCTTCCACCATGCGGCGCTTGAACCCGCGTTTTTGGAGGTATGCGCCCCATGTGCGGTTGGCGCTTGGCATATCGCCGAGGATAAAGCCAGTAAGCGCAAGGCCGATATACGCCCGCTCCCAGTTTTGGCCTGTAGCTGCCGCCACTGCCCGCACGGTGCAATCCCCCACGCCGTTTCCTTGGGGGTTCGGGTTGAACCTGTGCCACATGGCGCTCCCCCTCCCTTTGCGCCCATAGTACCTTTTCTACCAAATCCGTGCGTTAAACGAACGTCAAACGAAAGACAAAAAAGAAAAGCGCCCACACGGCATTACACCGCGTGAGCGCTTAATTTTTTACTGTGTTTTACTCTCTTTTTGTTTTGAGAAATTCAATATAATGGCGAACCTCTTTTATTTCGTCATCCGTGAGACCTTCAAATGCTTTCATCAAAGAAGCGATTGTAGCGTACTCTTCAACACTTTTCTGGCTTTTTCCATCCAAAAGGGATTCAACCGGAACATCAAAATAAGCTGCGATTTTCACAAGAACATGATTTCTAGGGGTGGAGCCGTTTTTCCAGTTAAAAACCGCCCCCGACGAAAGACCGAGTTCTTTAGCTACTGCGCTTGGGGATTTTCCAACTTTGGCGCACAAATCAAGATATTTGTCCCAAAACACACAAATTCACTCCCTTCTTTTTGTACAAGGTGACATTCTTTCTATTTTTTACTTATTTTTATTTACAAATAAGATTTTGTGACATATAATAACATTGTTGCAAGCAGTTATACACAAAAGTCAATAGAAAAGTCATCCTATAATAATCCTCGCACCTTTATTATAGGTATATTTTCTTTGCTTGTCAATAACAAAATCTAAGATTTTCAAAGAGGAAGTGACAATTTTGAAGATTCTATTATTGCGTATGCGTGCAGGATTGACGCAACAAGAAGTAGCAAACAGGCTTGATGTCAATCCGTCCACTGTCACGCATTGGGAAAAAGGCAGAAATTTTCCCGCCGTATCGCGTTTGCCAAAGCTGGCAGAGCTGTACGGATGCACCATTGACGAGCTGTTAGAATGCAAGAAAGAGAAAGAAGGCCTATAATATGAATCGTTATCCCGAAACCTTTGAAAGTTTTTGTGCCTCGGCTGGGGTGAAAGAACCCGATTCCCTGCCAGACAGCATGAAGGACATCATCAACGCAATGTGTGACCTTATCAACATCGCTTACGACGACGGCGTAGAAGCTGGCAAAAAGGCGGTGACTGTATGAACGAGTTGCAGATTTTCAATAACCCTGACTTTGGTAGCATCCGTACTCTGGTTGAGGATAATGGAAAGGTGCTCTTTTGTGCCGCCGATGTAGCAAAAGCGCTTGGCTACGCAAAACCTCAGAACGCAATCGCCACTCACTGCAAGGGGGCCCTGAAACGGGGCATCCTTACCAACGGCGGAGAGCAGGAAATGAATTTTATTCCAGAAGGCGATGTTATTCGCCTTATCACCCACAGTAAGCTCCCCAACGCTGAGAAGTTTGAAAGTTGGGCGTTTGACGAAGTGCTTCCGCAGGTGTTGCGTACTGGCAACTACTCTGTCAAGCCCGAAACTCCTGAACTCACTCTTTCCAAAGCGCTGGTTATGGCGCAAGGCATCATTGCGAGGGAACAGGAGCGCTCCAAGCAGCTTGAAAAGGAAAATGCCAAGCTCAAGCCCGCCGCCGAGTACGCCCATAATATGCTTTTGAGTGATGAAACGCTCACCGTGACGCAGATCGCGCTCAACTTTGGCATGACCGCAAACAAGCTCAACAAACTGCTGGAAGAATGGGGCATCCAGAAGAAGGTCAACAAGCAGTGGATACCAAAGCGAAAGTACATCGACAAGGGTTATACAGTGAGTATTCCTGTTGAGGTAGGCAACGGCGAGACCAAAGAGAACACCCGCTGGAACCGCACCGGACAGGCATTTATCTACAAGCAGATGCACGACCATGGCTATTTGACCGTAAAGGAACAGGCAGAGCAGAAAGCAAAGGAACGCAAGGTGCTCCCCGCCCCTGCTGAGCAGTCCGCATAAACAAAAAGAACCCCCGATGCTCCAAACGGAACACCGGGGGTTTGCTTTACTCAAAAACTTTCGCAATGCCGTCCAGCCGGGCCGAAACCGACTGGCGGCAGTAGTGGACCTGTGCTGCAATGTCCGGCAGCGGGAGCCGCTCAACGTACCGTAAAAGAGCTATCTTTCGGTCTACCCTCCCAAGCGGTGCGCTTTTGATGGCTGCGGTCATCTGCTGTCGGTCAAGTCCTTGCAGCGCAGCGGGCAGCACTACGCGAGCCGCCGCCACGGGCAGCACCGAGCCAAAAAGGCTGCGGCAGCTGTCCGGCGTTGCGCACTCGAGCGGTCACGGCATGGCAATGTTCCATTTTGCCGCCGTTGGCAAAATTGTCACGCACTGCGGGCCATAAAATCGGGTATGCGCGCTGGTCGTAGTAATAGCGCGGCGTTTGCTCGTATGTAGTGCTTGCCATGATAACCTCCTTACTGCTTTTGCAGTGCCTTCCGCATCTGGTCGAAGAAAAACTGAATGACCTTGCTCATGGTTTCCTCGGTGATGGCCCAGCTGACCAGCCTGCCCAGCTTGCTATTGTCCAGATAGAGACGCAACATCTTGACGCACCACGCCTTGCGCTCTGCGCCGCGCTTGGTGCCCTGAATCTCCCGCTCCGCCTGAGTGATAAGATTGAGCACCAGATTTTTGACTGCCGCGCCATAGCCCAGACGGATAAGCCCCAGCACAAGCGAAACAGCGCCCACAACAATGAGCACCATCGCCAGCCATGCGGGCAGCGGGGTAAGAATAGTGTTAAGAATGGTTTCCATGTGTTACTCTCCTCTCTCTTTTTCGAGATCTTCGATGCGGTGGTTTGCCACCTTGATTTGTTCTTCCAGCACTGGCACGCGCTGGGCAAAGTTGTTGTGCGCCCGCACTTCGCGGGTCAGTTCTTCCAGCTTGGTTTCGGTCACGGCCTGCTGCTTGTCCAGCTTGGCATCCATGCTCTTGTCCATGCTCTGAGCGGTGCGGTTGTTGGAGACGATCACGCCGATCAAGCTCAGACCGCCGGTGATGATTGCCACGATGATTGATTCGCTCATGCGCCCTCCCGGAGACGGGTCAGACCCTTCTTTGCGATGATTTTCGGGTAGTTGCGGGTGGTGACGTTCAAGTCTACGTTGCCGGAGATGCCCGGCACAGAGCCCTTGCTGGTGTGCTGGTGGGCGTGGTAGATGTAATCCACCTTGGGCGTCTTGCCCGTGTAGTCGGCCAACCAGACGTCCCAGCGGCCTGCCAGACGCTGCATGTCCAACTCATAGCTGTAACCCGTGTAGGTGTACAGCTGGGCGTAAAAGCCCATTTTCTCCACCTGCTCCAGCGCGTAGGCGGCGAGGTTGGTGAGGTCGAGGGTGCTCATGGGCTTGAGCTTGTTTTCCTCCACGTCCACCGCGAGGGGCATGGTAAGCTCTTTGCCGTAGACCGCCTGCCGCACAAGGGCAAGCTCTGCATCGGCCATCGCCTCGCTGGTGGCGTAGGTGTAGTAGTAGACCCCCACGTCCAGCCCGGCAGCCCGGGCGTTGCGGTAGTTGGTCTCAAATGTCGGGTCGACGTACAGCCCGTCCTTGCGTTTGCTCAGCTTGCTGTTGGTGGATACCGTCTTGAGCATCGCTCCCTTGTAGCCCGCCGCCTTGACTTTGCGCCAGCCGTCGAGGGTGATTTTGCCCTGATACCGGCTCACGTCGATGTACCGATAGGGCGGCTCGCCCTCCCAACCGGGAGGAGCGGAGGCTTTGGTGTCCACAGTGGGCACCGGGTCAGAGGTAGGAGCATCTTCCGCCCGGGAGAGGGCGGAGAAGAGGGAAACGAGGAATTTGAGAATGGTGTGCAGCATTTTGCGACTCCTTTTTGTTTTTAAGATTAGATAAAGCCTTAGTTAACCTCCTTACTGGGTAATTTCCTCGGCGTCCGCCTTGTCCTCAGCATCCAGTGCATCGTAGTACGCCTGTGCAAGGGCTTCCACCTCTGCGATGTCGTCCTCTGTCAGCAGACCGTTGTCTAGATGGGTGTACGCCTTGTCCAGCCAATATGCCACATCGCGTCCTGCGGCGATTTCCCGCTTGATGGAGCGCAGGGTCAGGTCGTGCCGTGCTTTACTTTTGATAGCCATATGTGTACCTCCTTTAGGTAGCAGTCATGGATGCAATGGCGTCCTCAAGATTTTTGACGACGATATTCACATCCCTCTGATACCCCAGCTTGACCCCAGCACCGTCACCAGCCTGCACCACAGTGTCAGGGGCGTAAGAGGTGAGGGCTTTGTAGGCGGCAATTTCGTCAGGGGTGAGCGGGGTTTCGATGGGGGTGGCGAGAATTGCATTTTGCTCAGCCAACGGTTTTGTGGCATCGAAAGCGCCTTTATCAATCCTCTGCACCTTCACCCCTCTCTCCAAGTCCACCTCGTCGCACACCCATTGCTGGCCCTGCGGGTCAGTGTAGTTGCCGCCAGAGGTGACAGGGATGCCGGGTAGGCCAGTGGGAGTGGGCAGCGTGAGGAGCTGTTCGCGGTAGGGTTCGTATACGGTGGCTTCTGTTCCAATTTCTAGCTGGATTTTTGCGTCGTTTAATTTAATTAGTATAGTCGGCAAATAATCATTAGCTATATATATAACATACCATCCACTTTGCAATGTTGCTGCATATGTGCCACCTCTTTCCGATATGAGTTGTGCTTTCTGTGTATATGTTTGTGTTTTTATATCAAAACCTCCAACAAAGCAGTTCGTGCCAATATCGGCATTTCCAGATGCAGTAACACTGCTCTTCACCGGAACGTAAAATACATACCCATATCGCACGCCACCAGTTGGCTTATTAATCTTTGACAGATTGGCATTCGTAACCACTGGAAACAGATTCTTCCCCGTCACCTTCACCGTCAAACTCCCGCCGTCACCAGCGCTCACGATAGGCACAGGGTTGTCCGGACTTGGTGTTCCGTCCTGCGTGCTCTTACCGTACACGGTCAGGCCGCACAGGGGCGCAGAGAAAGCATCGTCAACGGCGATAGGATTGCCTGTCTCAGTGCCCACAAGAATGTTCTGCCGTGCCTTGACTGCGCTGATCGCGTCACCTGTGGCTTTTGCGTCAGCAGCTTCGCCCTCGTGGGTGAGAGTGGTGTCCAGCGCTACGGCAGGGCCGGTCTCGCCTTTAGGGCCTTGCGGGCCGGTATCACCTTTTTCGCCCTGTGGGCCAGTGGCACCCGTAGCGCCTGTGGGGCCTTGAGGGCCACGCTCACCCTGCGGGCCAACCGGGCCGATGGGGCCAGTGTCGCCTTTGTCACCCTTCTCGCCTTTGAAGTTTCCGTTCGCAATGCCGTCCTTGAGTTTCTGCAAGCTGTCAGCGGCTTCCTGAGCGCTCTGGCTGGCACTGCCTGCACTGGTGGCGGCTTCACTGGCGGCGGTCTGGGCGGCTTCTGTAGAGGCTTCCACCTGCCGGAGAGCCTTGTCCCGGGCCGTATCCACTGCCTGCGTGGCGGTGGTCTGCTTGTCACCGATGGCTTTCAGTGCGTCCTCTTTGGCGGTGATGGTGTCAGAAAGGGCCTGCTCGGCCTTTTGGGCAGATGCCCCGGCCTGCTCTGCCGCGTCCAGTGCTTCCGTTTTGGACTGTTCCGCAGATGCTGCCGATTCCTTCACGGCATCCACGAAAGCCTGCCATGCGGGCGTTCCCGGTTCCGGCTCTGTGCCGTCCTCCGTGCCGGAGTTTGCGGCCACCCGGTAGCGCAAGTCAGCGCTGGTCACGGTCTTTGCGCCGTCGCTGCCCTCAAAGGTGATGCAGCCGTTGCCGGGCTGTGCGGTCACGCCGGCAGGCACGTCCACATAGCCGTCCACCACCAGCGAGGAGGGCGGGTCTTTGCCGTCCGAAACGTGCCAGAAGCAACGGATGGCCAGCCCTTCCCACTCACCGGAAGCGGTGACAGCAAGGCGGTACACGCCCCGGTTCTTGGTGTAGCCGAAGCGCAGCATCTGCTCATAGCCTGCCAGCTTTGCAGCGCCGTTGGAGGCAAGAGATACGCTAAGTTCGATCATAGGCTTTCCTCTTTTTCCAGCAGTTCCAGCAGCTTACCCATCGTAGTCCTCCCCCGTGATCTCTTTGTACTGCTCTGCGGTGATCTCGCCCTCGGTTACCCGCTTGGCCAGTTCCGCTTTCACCCTTGCACGGCGGCTTGCGGGCATCTCTGCCCACATCTTGGTGCCGGCAATGAGCCGGTTTGCCCAGATTTTATCCATATGCTACCTCCTTATTTGTTGACGGCGGCGTCCAGCTCGCACAGCGAGTCCTCGATAGCCGCAATCCGCTCCTCTGATTCCATATCCTGCTCACACAGGGCGTCCTCGATCTCCGCCACGAGGCCGGGCAGTTCTCTGAGTTTCTGCTCCTCTTCCAGCTTCCTGTGGAGTTTCTTCAGGCTCTTATCCATCTTGTACAGACTCATCCGATGACACCTCCGATCATGGTGATATTGCCGCCGACGCCGCTGCCGCCCCGGGTAATCGTCACCTTGTAGTTAAAGGCCGCTTCCTTGGCGGCGGTCTTGTTGGTAAAGTTGTGGTGGACGAAAGCCTTTGCCTTGCCGCTTTGGATGTCGGTGCAGTTCTCCCACACGGGGACATCGTCCAGTGCGTTGTTGGTCAGCTCCACGGTCAGGCTCATGTCTGCCGGGAAACTGCCCTCCAGCGTCATGGAAGCCACCGTAATGGTGTCGTCCGCCGTCAGGGGCTGGGCCAGCGAGAGGGCGACACGGGTCACATTTTTGGTAAAGGTCGTCGTCCACTCTGCTGTGGTCTTTCCGTCGTTCGCTTCCAGAGTCAGGGTGTTTTCTCCGTTGAGTATCTGCTGGAACAGGGCCTTCTCGCTCAGGCACTGTACCGTGAGTTCGGCGCCAGAGGCCACGTTCTCGCGGACGGCCATCTCCATGCCGTTCACCTTTTCGGTAATGGTCATGGGGTCTCCGTCGCCGTCGGTCACGGTGTAGGACAGTGCAAACGGCTCGTTCTTCTCTCCCAGATTCGTGGAGCTGGCGTTGATGGCCGGGGCAGTGTTGGCGCTGACCGTGCCATCGTCAGACACCAAGAGAGTAGAGGGTAAAATCAAAGCGGGGCGGATGCCGAACGAGTAGGAGCAGTCACTGGCGGACCACATGCCACCGGGGTTGACGTACAGGGCGCCGTGGGAGTCGTTGCCGCAGTACGGAGAGCGGAGCCACCAATTGGTGACCGAGCCGTTGAGATAGGCAACACGCTTAGAATCCTGGCCATTGTCCGCGCAGCCCTTGAAATAGGCCAGCTCCGCGCCTTCGCCGCTCGGCATTGTGCCGAAACTGAAGCTTGTTTCGGTCGCACTGAGCAGGAAAATCTTCGCAGACAGGCCGTTCGAGCCGCTGGTGACGGTCGTGGATGCACCGCTGTCCTTGCGGTACGGAATCTTTACCCGCTTGATGGCGTTCTTGATGTTCGACTCGAACAGATTCAGGAGCGTGCTGTTCAGGTAGGAGTGGATGGTGCTGCCCGCATAGTCGTTGGTATTCGAGCTATCCCACTGGCGCTTTTCGTAGATGTCTTTCATCAGCAGCCAAGTACCGTTGCAGCTATCGTCATAGACGCTGGACGGCTTGCCCTGATGCACGATCAAAAAATCCGTCAGCGTGCCGTTTACCTTGATCTTTACGGTGCTGCCCACCGCCATATCACCAAGTCTTGTGGTCATGGTCTCACCTCCTTAAAACTCAACCCTCGACGCCGCCTTGTTCCATACCCCCGTCAACTCGACGCCATCCAGCGTGTCAAAGGCTGTCATAAAGGTGCTGCCCTCTACCGGCGTGCCAAGGGTCATCTCAAGCATCCGCAGGCGCACGCCGGTGGCTGCAGCGTCCGCCGCCGCGCCCGAGACGGTGAGGGTTTTGTCGGTGGTGACACGTCCCTCGGTCTCCACGGCAAACCGCTCTGCCCGCTTGGCAGACTCTGCAGCGGCAGCCTTGGAGCTTTCGGCGGCCTCGGCCTGCTGCGTGGCAATGCCCGCCTGCTGCTCTGCGGTCTGGGCAGAGGCAACGGCGGCTTCCTTGGCCTCGGCGGCAGTTTTGGCGCTGGTTGCGGCCTCTTCTGCCTTTTGGGTGGCGGTGGAGGCAAAACCCTCCACATACTCAAGGCTCTCAGCCATCGCCTCCCGCACCTCGACGCCCCGCTTTGCCGTGCGGACGTCGTTGATGTTTTCTTCAAAAGTTTTGTTCACAGGCTCTTTACCTCCGTAGGCTCGTCATAGATGACGTCCTCATCAAAATAAAAATCGTCCCACAGCCAGTCTGCGCCCGCGTAGGCGGTGGCATTGTACTTGTAGGGATTGCACACGTGTCCATTATTTTGCACCGTTCAGATACCCCGCTGCGCTCAGGGACATACTGTAAGCCAGCGAGGCCTTGTGGCTGCTGAGGGCCTGCAAGTCCGAGATGGAGTAGAAGCTCGTCCCGAAGGTAAAGCGCTTCTTTTGCGGCGCGTCCAGAGGTTCGACCACCTTAGAAAGCAGGAGCAGTGTATCAAGGCCGTGGGGCTTCGAGATAACGCGGGTCTTTTTCATCCAGCCCAGACGCTCTACGTCGATACCGGCATCATGCAAATCAACAGCGCTCACCTCGATGCCCTCAAGATAGCGCTGCTGGCATCTTCGAAGCTCCTCGTTTGCAGCGTCCAGCAGCTTTTGATTTGTGGACGCCTTGCCGTCAAGGACGATGACTTTGGTGATGATGCCGTAGACTTTTTGAGCCTCGTAGTCGGAAGCCGTCTGGCTGATGGTCTTTGTGCTCTTGAAGATCCACCAGCCCTTTGACTTGTAGCCCACCGCGATGACTCGGGTGACGATGTCCTCGGCCTTGACATAGTTGGTCAGATCGAGCATATTGACGCCAAACTCCACAGGCTGCGGGTTCGTCTCTGTGATGCCGTCATCGGCCAGATAGTCCAGATACCGGGTCTTTCCGTCATCAGAGTAGCGGACGGCAAAGTAGCCGCCGTACACGTCCGTCAGCTCGGATTGCAGGATGTCCCACGTAGTGCCGAAGTTTTTGCCATCGCCAAAATCGAGGGCCTCGTTGGTCGAGGCGTCGAAGTCGTGTAGGTAGTAACCCGTGCAGACCGACCATCTTCCCGTACTGGAGTTGTAGAGCTGAATCGCTCCATCGTCGGTCAGCCTCCAGTCTGTCAGCGGGGTGGTGTCGACGGTGTAAATGTATTTCGAGTCTTTCTGCGTAGCGCTCAGTGAGTAAAAATTGCCGTTTTTGTAGGCTATGTTTCGCTCCACCGTGTATAACTGGTAGCCTTGGTATATACCATCATAAGAGACAATGCGTATCGCATTATCTCTGTTAATGTACTCCCCAGCTGGAAAGGTGGCGCCGTCTGTATCGCATATCCACCTTTTATCAGCGTCCTCTAGCCAGTACTCGTTGTCTCCGTCGCTGTCTCTATGGTGTCCTACTACGCAATTACCCATGTAGACCGTCTGGAAAGACTCCTGTGGGCCATTCTCAAACACGTTTACGGTGCCGAGGGTAAAGCGCTTGTATCGGTCTGTCTGTCTGTTGTGGTTGCTGACGACATTAGCCAAAAACTCTTTGATGCTGATGTCCGTGTACTTGTATGGCACGAGGGAGCTGTCGTTGAAGTAGGCAAGTTCCCCTTCGCAGTACACCTTTTGCCGCAGATAAAAATCCATCTCATGGCTCATGACCCGCCCACGCCATAGGGTCTTGCCGTCCTGCTCTACCTCCACGATGGTCTTGAGTTTTTGCAGCGCAGAATGGGCGATGTTGCCCAGCGGGATGGTAAACTCAAGGCTGCCTGCTTTGCCCGCCTCGCGGGTAAGGGTGGGGGAGATAAGCATGGTGGCCGTGGTGCGCAGGTCTTCCGCCGCAGGGTCGTAGATGCACGCTTTGGTGTCCCACTCGCCTACGGCGGTCTGCGTACCGGCATAGATTTTGTAGCTCACAGGCTTTTCACCTCCGTCGGCGTGTCATAGATGGTGTCTTCTTCGAAGCTGAAGGTGTCCCACAGCCAGTCAGCGCCCGCCGCCGCGGTGGTGTTGGTCTTATAGGGGTTGCAGATGCCGGTGATGGTAAAGACATTCTCCCACCGGTCGCGGCTTTGGGGCGTGACCGTCCAGAATCCCTCCCAGTACCATGCCGGGTCATCATCGAAAACGCATTTCAGCCATTGCCCTTGCAGCGCGTTCTCCAGCGTGCTCTGCACCTTGGGCCAAAGCCTTTTCGGCTTTACGCACTTGAGCGTGATGGTGATCTTGCGCTGGGTGTAGTGGACTTTTCCGTCCATCGACTTGGAAAGGTCTAAAATTCGGTCGCTGAAAGGCACTTTGACCAGAAGACTTTCGTCCGGTTCTGCCGGGCCGACGGTTGTGCCGCCGACCACAAGGTAAAGCTCCCAGTCCTTGAGGGTGTGGTGGTCTCCGATTTTGACGCCCTGTAATGCTGCCATTTAGCCTCCCCTCGCTTTCCGGGTCGAGCGAATGCCCAAGTCTCCATCAATGCCGTCCACAAGTGTCGGCTGCATCGCGCCGGCGAGAGCCTGCACGCCGTTGGCGTCGATGACCAGCGTGCCGGTGCCGATGGCGGGAAGATGCTCATCCAGCGAGTTGGAGATGCGCTGGAGCACGCTGAGCTGCTGCCTGCCGGTGGTGTCCTGCTGGCCGCTGCTGAAGGGCGACGCCGTGAGGCCCTTGTAGCGGTTGAACTGGTCGGCACGGTAAGAAAACTCCGCCAGCGAGTCGTACACAGGGGTCTTGCTGAAGGGGCTTTCGTAGTTGTTCGTGAGCTTCTCGTCCCTGTTCTTCGACCACGCAGACAGCGCAGCGCCGCCCACAAGGGCCGTCAGGCCGAGGATGACCGCCACCACGGGGTTTGACACGATGAAGCCCACAATGCCGCTCAGAGCCTTTGTGATGGTGCCTGCCGCATTGGTGAAGCTGCCAGCGATGCCCGCCAGCTTTGTGCCCACGCCTCCGGAGTCGTTCAGACCGTCAAGGATCTGGGAGAAGCTTTTGACCGCCGTGCCCGCCTCGGTAGCTCCCTCGGCGATGCCGTCACCAAAAAGCGCCTTGATGGTGCCTTTTGCCGCGCTCAGGCCGCCGCCGGAGTAACTGTCGTTGATGGCTGTCAGCGCGTCCGTCAGCCACTTGGAGATGATGTTTCGCTGCTCCTGCGTGACCTCGCCCCAAATCAGCTTTGCAAAGTCGGTGGCGAGGCCCGACCAGTTGCCGTTTTTGAGGTCAGAGATCGTGCTTTGCAGCGTCCCCATGATGCCGCTCTTCCATTCACTCTGTGCCTCGCTGAGCTGCTTGTCGATGCGTTTCTGCATCTCGGTGACAGACAAAACCACCTTGTCACACGTCTGCGTGGTCGTGGTCGTCACTTTTCCGGCCGCATCGGTCACGTTTTTTGTGATTTTCTTGATGGTCTTTTCTGTGCCGTCCACTACCTCAGTCCACGAGTCCGTGATGGTCTGCACCGTCTCTTTGGTGGTGCCTTTCAGCTCCTTGGTGGTGCCGTCATAGACGTTGTAGGTGTTGTCAGCGGTCTCGGTCACGCGCTGGATGCTGCCGACGATGTTGCCAGTACCGGCGAGGATCTCCTGTGAGGTCTCCTTGATGCTGTCCGCCAGCTTTTTGGTATCAGCGGCGACGTGCTTTTGGGTTGGAGTTGTGGTTGTGGTTGTGGTGGGCGAAGTGGTAATAGAGCTTTTGCTTTCACCGGAAGACTTTGCAGGCACCCAGCCGTCATTCTCGTCCCATACCATCCCAGCGTGAGATTCATCCCAGTCCTTTTTCCCCTGTTTTGTTGTCTGGTCAGCGTTAAATGCATTCCAGTACACAGCATCCCAGTCGCCACTAAAAAGCGAAATTTCGCCTTTTCTGAAGGAATCAGCAACAGCTTTCAGGCCCACAAGTGAGGACTTTGCCTTGTCGATCACACCGGAAAGTCCGGTTATCTCCCCGATAAGGCCCGTCCATCCGTCGGTTTTGTAGGCTTCCTGCGCGGCCACCGTCATATCATTAAGATCTGAGATGACCTTGCCGATGCCGTTGGACAAATCGCCGGTCATAAGGCCAGCCAACTGGCTCACGTTATCTTTCAACGTGGATACCCGGCCATTCATGGTCTGGCTCTGGGCATCCATGGCGTTATAGTAGCGCCCGCCCTCTTCGCTGGCCGCGATAAGGGCCTCCGATAGCAGGTCATAGCTGATCGTCATGTTCTGGACATCCTGCACCGATTTGCCGGTGTAGTCCGCCAAAACCTGATAGATGTTGATGCCTGCGTAGGCAAACTGCTTGATGTCTACAGCCGTCGCTTCGCCCACGTTGGCGATCTGTTGCAAGTTGCCCGCCATACGGGACAGCTCCACATTGCCGCCGCCGGTGGCCGAGACAGCATCGCCCAGAGCCATAATGACCTTACGGGAATACCCTGCATTTTCACCGGCGCTGATAAGCAGCTGGTTTGCCTCGGTAAGCGATGCCACATCAAAAGGTGTGCGGGCGGCGTCCTCCTGAATGGCTTTCATGGCCTCATTCGCAGCCTCTGCGCTGCCCAGCATATTGGTAAAGCCGGTGGTGTATTTTTCGATTTCCGCGTTGTACGAAATGCCCATGGACACAAACTGCTTTGCGCCGCTGAGGGCTGCGGTGGAAAGCGTGGAGATGGCAGAAGCCAGAAGCTGCGATTTTGTCAGCGCCGCCGTCAGCCCGCTTCCAGTACTGCCGGCCGACTTACCAAAGGAATCCATGCCGTTGTTTGCGGTTTTTAGGGCCGAGGCGGTTGCTTTGAGCTGCGCCTCGGCTGCTGCAAGCTGTTTTTTCAGCTCTTTGGTCTCGGCCGAGGTCTTGCCCGTCTTGGAGGCAGATTCGTTATACTGCTTTGTCAGTTCCAGCACACTTTTTGCGGCCTTGCTGTACTCGCCGGAAAGCGCCGTCACGGTCTTTTTGGTCTCGCTCTGGACGTTGTTGATGCCCCGCTCATACGCGGACGTGTCCAGCCCAAGGGTGGCGCTCAATTCAAAAAGTTTCAGGTTCCATCACCCCCATTCAAGCCATTTTTGATTCTCTGTATCACTTCTTCGGCGCTTTGCTGCGGCTCTAAGGGGCGGGGGTCGATGATTCCCGCCACCCGGTCAGCCCAGCGCTCTTCTACGCCTGCGAAGCCTGCCAGCGTGTCCGTCATGTATGCCCGGTAGCTCAAAGCAATAGCCTCTTGCCGCCGGGTGTTCATGATGTGCTGGACGATGTAGGGCTTGCCGACGAGCCGCAGCATATCGAGCCGAATGGACGAAGTCAGGCGTCGATACTCGTCTGGCCCAGCTTCGCCAACGATAACAAAAAATCCAGCACGTCCTTGTCCTCGATGGTGGCAGTGATAACGCGCAGGGTCTTGAACGGCGTCATAGTCTCTGGCTTGCCGTCCTTGTCCACGTCCGGCTCATAGAGCAGCGGAAGCAGCTTGGCGGTAGCCTCAGCGTTCTCAAAGAGCAGGCTTTTTGCCATTGCTTTGAGGTTTTTTCGGCTCTGCTCTTCCCTCTTCTGCTTCTTTTCTTCCTCGGTCTCACTGCCGTTGAAAACCGGCATGACCTTGCGCAGATCCATGACTTTGGTCTTGGTCAGCAGGTCAGACACCGCGTCAGCAATGAGCCAGCAGCGCCGCAGGAACTCGGTTTCGTCCATCTGGTTCAGGGTTTTCATGTTGTAACCTCCTTATGCTGCGGCCTTGGGGCTGTAGTACCACTCCATAGGCACCACGTCACTGCCCAGACGGGGGCAGCCGGTCAGGGTGACTGCAATGTTGCCCTTTCCCTTGTCGGTCGTCTTCAGGGTCAAACCGCCGGTGGACAGTGCGTTCATCAGACGTACAGCCACAAAGCCGTCGTCGATGGTGTCGCCAACAAGCCAGATGTCCTTGAAGTCGCCGGTGCTGGCGGTTGGATTCAGCGTCATACGGGGCGTGACTTTCTTTTCACTCACATCCGCAGCGCCCAGCGCCAGCTTGATAACGTCCGTTGTGACGTTTAGGGCCGTAAAGGCCAGCGTGCATTCGTAGTCCTCGATCTGCATCAGCTCTGCGGTGTTCTTCTGGGCGTTGTCCACGTCCGCGCCCAGATCGGTGAAGTTTGGCTTGCAGGTCGCGGTGATGCCGCCGGAGGTGGCGCAAATGATGTCTGCGTCCTGGATCTCGGTCGTGCCGGACGGGTCAAATTTGTTCAGCACGACACCGGCGTTGATCTGCATGGACTCGAACGCTTTCTGCGAAATTTTGGAAAATTTTCTTGCCATATTGCTCCTTTACTCACGGTATAAGCCGTGTAAGTTCAAAAATAAGGTATTCGCACAAATACCCTTCAGGCGGGTTGTTGAGTGGCTGCGCCCAATCTTTATCGTCTTTGTCCAAAAGAATAGCGCCGCCCTCGCATTGGATGGTCAAGCCACCTCTTGGGAGGACCGCGCTGATCGTATCTTCGATTTGCAAAATGGGTGCCCTGCCGCCCTTGCTGGAGTACCACAGCCGGGCGTGGAAGGATGTCGACTTGTTCCAGCCGCCGGGGATGGTGGGCTTGTAGGTCAGATACGGCAGTTCTGCGCCGGGAGGGATATTATCTTCCAGATAGCCGGGGATGCCAAAGCTATTAAAAAAGGCGTTCAGCGCCCGGTTGATGCTCTCAGACGGTCCCATTACGGCAGCACCGCCTTTTTGCACTTCACGGCCCGCAGGCCCATGCCGGATTCTTCCGGAGCGCTGCCCTCATCGGCTGCGCTCGTCACCTGAAAGGTCTGCCCGTCGCTCACCCGCTTGATGTAGTCTGGGAAAGCCAGCGGCACACCGGTGTTGACCAGCAGCGTATAGGTGGACGCTGTAGCCGCCTGCTCTGCAACCTGAGCCTCCACGGTGGTATCGTGACGCTCTACGGCCTCAAATTCCGGGCCGTCCTTCCAGCCGGACACAAAGCCGCCGACGCCATCCGGCTCATAGCTGCGGGTCTGAAAACGGTATTTTTTGGTGAAGCTCTGCATCACGGTGGATGCAGTGAACGGATTGACCATGTCACATCTTCCTCCAATGATTGATCTCGGATTTATAGCGGGTCTTTCCGTCTGCGGGCAGGCCGTCCGCACCTGTAGCCATCGTGCCAGACCAGCCGCCAAAGGACTGGGACACATACACGCCGCCGGACGGGAGCGCCTTGTCGTATGCGTCAATCTTTTCAGCCAGCGCCACAAAATCGGGCGGCACGCGCATGGGCTGCACCGTGCCGTTAAAGGTCTCGGCAGTCAGATCGCCGTCCCCGGCCTTGTGCACGCCGTCATTGAAGATGGATCCGCACACGAGAAAATACTGTCCCGGCACTACCCCGGCGGGCACAGTGTCCGGCTCAAAGACGAACTCCCCGGCAATGGGGTCGTCCGCCCGGTCAAAAAAATTGTGCGTGTAAACGCACAGCTCGGGGACGGTCATTGGGTGCCTCCTACTCAAAAGGGGCGATTACTCGCCCGGGGTGATAGTCTGGACAGAGATGCCGTCCAGATACTCAGCGAACAGGGTCATGCCCATGATGGCGAAGCTCTCAGAGACCGCGGTGTGGTAGTTGCCCTGAGTGTGGAAGCCGATGAGGTTGCTTGCCTCGCCCGCGGTGGTGTAGACCAGACCGGCCTTGGAAAAGTCGCTGTCAGCGGGGTCAACATAGTACAGGACGATGTTGTCCACCGGGGTTGCGATGACCTTTCCACGCGCGATTTCGCCGCTGGAAAGCAGGAAGATGGTGTTGTAGCCCATGAAGTCCTTGATGTACTGGAAGCCAAACTGGTTCTGGACGGTGATGTTGGCCGCGCCCAGGTACTCGTACACATCCAGAATGTTGGCGAAGCCCACGACGCCGGTGACGGTGCGGTGCATGTTCTTGAACTTGTCCTCAACGCTGCCCTTGGCCATCGCCAGAGCCATCTGGAAGGTCTTGGGGGTGCCTTTCAGGGTGCCGGTGTTCAGGTACTTGTAGAAGCGGTCAGTGACGTTCGCGGTCAGCTGGTACAGGAACTCGTCATCGGTCTTCTGAACGGCGACATCGTAGCCGTACTTCTTGATGGATTCCAGAGAGACGGCTTTGGCGAACTTTTCGACAGTAATGTCAGCATATGTCTTTTCTTTGACGGTGAACTTGCTGTAGGGGATCTCCTCGCCCTCAGCAACAGTGCCGCTCTGGAGCGTACCCTCGGCGTACTTGCTCTTGAGGGTAGTGCCGGGCTGCATCCGAATGGGGCGCATGATGCCCATGATGTCGCGCAGATGCTGCCAGTTGCGCTGGAAACGGGTGACGAAGTCGATTTCTCGGGGGTTGACGGTAATGTCGGTAGTTACGATAAGGTTTTCTTTTGCTGCCATGTGTTATTCCTTTCCGCCGCCCGTGAAAAGGTCGGCATTTGCAGCAATCGCGGCCTGACGTTCGCCAGCGTCCTTGATTGCAAAAATTTGGTCTTTGGTCATTTTGGAGCCGGTGTTGGTGGGCGGGGTGTCCACTTTTGCGCCGGTGGTGGTCGTAGTGCCTACGAAGTCGCTCCAATCAGCCTTCAGGCTGTCGGCGTGCTTCTTGGCGTCCTTTACCTCGCCTTTATCGTCCAGCTCCAGCTTGTCGATATCCTCGCCAGACAGCCGCACGACCCGATCAGCATACTTGTCCAGCACCCCGGCGGACTTCAGCAGCTCCCGGAACTTGGCTTCCTTGGCTGCGTGGGTGTCCTTCTGGGTCTGCTGGGCCTTGTAGTCGGTCAGCGCCTTTTCAGCGGCCTGCTTGCCGCCGTTGGCTGCGTCCCGGTCTTTCTCGGCCTGTGTGCGGGCTGTTTTTTCTGCATCCAGCTGGTCTTTGAGTTCGTCTGTCTCCTTGTGCAGGGCGTCCAGAATGGCCTTGGCCTTGTCATCGTTGGAGGTTTCGGGGTTCTCCAGAATCGTGCGGATGTCAGCTCTTTTGAGTGCCATGTGATAGTCCTTTCTGCCCTTGCTCGGGCTGCCATGCTTGGCAATAAGGTTTATTTGCCGGACGTGCTGCCGGCGGTGGTGCCGCCTGTGGGGCTTGAACCCACGGCCCCCGGATTACAAATCCGGCGCTCTGCCAACCTGAGCTAAAGCGGCATAAAAAGCGGCTGACGCTGTGCGCCAACCGCTGAGTATTTAGTTTTTAGTCGAAGTCGTATCTCTGAAATCCAACATTGCTCGTTTTCATAGTAAGGGACACGCCAACCAGTGCGCTGCCCTCTCCAAGAACTTTATCGCAAATTTTTTGGAGTCTGGCTCTTGCTTCGTCGATTTCAAAGCAAAGCCGTTTGTTTGCGTCTCGGTCGTTTTCGACCTTCAGCTCTCGAATTTGATTAGAAATCTCAAGCTGCCGCCGCTCGCATTCCTCGATGCCTTTTTGATGCTTGAGCTGTTCAATACGCAGCTTTTCTCGCTCTTCTGTCAGTTCTTCAATTCTGCTCATGCTTATACCTCCTTGTTTCCTTCTTCCACTGCGATCTGCCGAAGCTCGTCGATGTGATTTTCCACCGCCGGGCGGAGGAACGGGCGGGCTTTCATGCCCCGGGTAAAGTGCCACTTGCCGTTGAAGTCCTTCCAGACCCACGGCGTTTTGCGTCCGTTGCCCTTCTCAGCAAAAATGCCCGTGCCAAGCTCAACGTATACGCTGTAAAAGAGATTTGACCCGATGGTCACGATCTTTTTTGCAAGGTCTACGGCGTAGGTCAGGCTTTGCTTGAGTGCGCCGCCCACGTAGCCCTCAATGCCCGTACTGTCTGCCGTGCCGGGGCGCACAAGCAGCTGGGCGTAGTCCTGCACCCTCATCCCCCAGATGGTCAGCACACGTTCTGCCCATGAGTCCAGTGCCTCATGCAGCTGTGGTGTGTTGTCAGTGAATTTGATGTCGTACTCAAATTTCATGGCTCACTTTTTCTTCTTTCTAGAGATGTAGCCAATCCACGCATTGCCCTGTTCAAAAGTAACGCCATACGGCTTTGTTGTTAGCTGCATTAACTTGTCCCAGTCGCCGCGAGACATTCCTTTGAAATCAAATGCAACTTTTGGGCCTTTTTCCCAAAATGTTGTCATGTAAGGTTCAGAACCATCACCAGTTCTGTATTTGTTAAGGTCAACGCCAACTTGCTTTTTCACAAAGTCAATGGTTTCGTTGTGTGATTCCTTATATCTCGAATTGTCAACAATAGTCGCAAGCTTTCTTTGCCGTTCTGCTTCAACTTTTCTGTCGTCTGTTATCCAGCGGCCATTTACAAATGATTCAAACTTGTGCTCATCAGCGCTTCCGCCGCTCGCTCTCGCGGAGCTTCCCGAACCTCTTTTACTCACGGTAATGCCTCCTCTCGTATTGAAATGGCTTAATTTTTGTGACATTCCAGTCAAATTCCGCCGGGCATTTGCCGTACCACAAAATACCGCTTGGTTGCAGTACCTCCAGCGCCTTGCGGCAGTGCTTGGCAAAGCACTTCGCTTCGTATGGGTCAGACTGTGTGCCGTGACTTGAAATGCTCACAATGGCGTTTCTGGGTTCTCCGTCAAAACACCAGTCATAACTTTGCTCGCCGCACCAGCAGAGCGTTGGAATGACGTGGATGCCGTGCGCCTGCCAGTATGCCGCCAACCAGTGTTTTTTGTAGTGCATAAAAATCTGCACCGCAAGCGGCATATCACTGTAAAGAGAAAAGTCCGGGGAGCACACAGCCCCGAACTGTTGCAACAGAGGAATATACTTGTCCGGGTTGTTCCAAAACCGTTCAAACTGGTAATCGTCCTTGTAAAAATGCACGCCTTTTGTAGCCTTGTCTTTGGCTGTCAGCGCATAATTGACCGGGATCCATTCCAGCTTGTCAATGCGGATATCCGTTTCTGGCTTGATAGCAGGGATGCCGTACTTACCCACACCGGGAAATATCATTTTCTCGGTGTTTTCCATCGGCAAGATCACAGTTCATCCCCTCTTCCTCTCGTGCTCTTCCGCCCACCACATTTGCTCGGCCTCCGATCCGCCCTTAGCTTTGTACCACTCGGTGTAATCCATGACGGGGGTGGTTTCTTTGGTCACATTGTCCCGCTGCATGGCGTTCTGCCGGGGGTACCTGCCCAGCGCAGAGGACAACACACAGCGGCAGTGGTAGACCATCTCCGGGGCCGCGTTAGGGTCGCCGGGGTGCTGTATCTCGTAGCCCATGACCTTGAACGGCTCGTCAAGCTCTGCGGTCTGCTGATCCAGCAGGCGGTGCATCTCACGGGTGCGGTAGTCGTGGGTGGAGTTCCACCGCTTTTTGACCTCGATGCCCAAAGCCTGAGCATTTCTCATCTGCTGCAATGTCCCGGCGTTCTGAGCGCCTGTGAGCGCCGTGATGGCGTTATTCATGGCCCAGTGTATCTCTGTGTCTGCCATTCCGTTTACGGCTTGCACAGCAATGTCGTGGACGCTCTTGCCCTGCACGATGCCCTGCATGACGTATCGGTTGAACACCCGGGCATCATAGGTGCGGTTGCTCTCGCTCTTGATGCGCTTGTTTGGCACCAGCTTGGGGTTTTCCTTCAGCAGCAGCTTGACCGCTTCGGTGTTGTACAGGGTCAGCCCGAACGTCACGCCTGCGGCCTGTTCCAGCTCGTAGAAAGCCCAGTTTGCGCCAAAGGAAAAGATGTTGTATTGCTCATCCCGGGCCAGCTTGTAGGCCGTCTCTTGGGCTGTGGTGCAGGTCTGGGTGATGCCGTCCAGCTTGGCCCGCATCAAATCGGATTGAAAGACCTGATTTTGCAGCCAGACGCGATAGTCTTCCTCGGTGATCTCGCCTGCATCCAGCTGCGCCCGCTTGCGCTCGTCCAGCGCTTTGTACTTTGCCAGAAACTCAGTGAGCTGGTCTTGCATCTCCCGGCGGGCAGTACCGTATAACCGCAAAATGCGGCGGCGCAGGCGGTTCAGCTGGCGGGTAGAGATGCGGTCACGGTCGGTTTGTTTCATGGTCGTCTCTGCCGCTATAGCGGTCTGGAAACACTAGGTCATGCATAATTTCGGCCTGTTTTTCAATTTCGGCCTGAGATTTTGCGTTCAGTGCGTTAATAAAAGCCTGAACAAGCGGGTAGTCTTCATTCTTACTCATCATTATTGTCCTCCTCGTCCTCCTCGCCCACGGTTTCCCGTGTTGCGCTCTCAGCCATCAGCGCGGCCTTGGCCTGCTCCTTTTGTTCCGGGGTCAGGTTTGGCAGCAGGTCAATGGCCACGTCCTGCCCGATGATCGGCGCCTCAGAAATCACCGTTGCGACCTGTTCAGCGGTGTTGGTGATCTTGCTGCGGTTGAATGTCGGCATAGCGTTATCGAAGCCGGCCAGTGCGCAGATCTGCCGGATGAACGGCTTGACCTGAGCCTCAAAGTCGTCCGCGTTCTGGTTCAGCGGCTCATAGGCCGCATCCAGATGGTCGTTGGTGCTGTCCGCGCTGACGCAATGCACATCCAGACCGCCGAAGTCCTCATACACCCGGGTGTGGAGCAGCTCCAAAAGAGCCTGCCGGGCCGTCACAGGGATCTCGGTGGTGTAGGGGGTGATCTTGCCGCCCTCGCTGGTGTCTGCGCCTGCAATGTGGTACAGATTCAGCTTGACGAGGAACTCCTGCAGCTCGTCATCGGTCATGCCGTTGAAGTTCTCGCACAGCCAGTAGATCTGCGAAAAGTCCTGCAGGTCATTGCAGAAGCCGGACATCACCAGATCGGTGTTGTCAATGTAGGCTTTCAGCCCCACAAGGGTGCTCTGGTGCAGGTCGGAGCCCCACAGCGGCACAATGGGGAGAGCGCTGTAGTTTTCGCCCTCCACGCTTTCCAGCCCGCCGCCGGGTGTGGTGACGGTCACGCTCTTGTATGCCTGCTTCTTCACGGTCTCTTGCATCGTGCGGTTGATTTTACTTTCCGTGTACTCAGTGAAGCCGTCCAGCTCGTACAGGATATAGTGCATATCCGTGTCCGGGTTCAGCCGCCAGAAGCGCACACCCGCCTGCAAAAGGCCGGTCTTTTCATCGTACAGGGGCGCGAACTCGGTCAGCTTGAAAACCACCAGATGGTCGTTGTTCCAGAATCCGAAGCTCTCACCGTGGATCAGGGCGAAATATCCGGACTTCTGGATCTGCTCGTCAAAGTTCTGCCCCAGCCTGTCCTTGTCCACGCCATCGTCCGCAAAGACCACGCCGTTGCCGAGGGAGTAGGTCGCCCGCTGCTTGTTGAGCCGCCGGAAAAGATTGCTCTTGACCATATCGGGGTGTGGAGTGTCCTGCTTGGTGTTTTTGGATAGGCGCTTCAGCATCAAAGCGTAAGCCTGTGCGAAGCGTTCAGCCCCCGGGTTTTTCTGGGCATCGTACAGGTCGGCGTCCAGCGCCATCTTGTACGGCCCGGAAGTGCAGTGCTGCTGCACGAATCGCCGGATAAAATCAGGCTGTTCCCCGGCGGCTTGCGCCTGCTGGAAGGTCTGGAATGTGTATACAGTGCTCAAAATCAATCCCTCAGTTTCACAAGGCGCTTTGTGCGCACGAAATAGCGGATAGCGTCCATGCAGTGGTCGTTGACCTTCAGCACGGTGTCGTCTTTATCTGGATCCCAAGCGTACACGCCGAACTCTTCCAGCGTGTGCTTGCAGTCTTTGTAAATCTTCAGCCGCCCGGTCTGCAGCATGGTCTGCACGTCCAGAATGCCGCTCAGAACGTCGTTGTTTGCTGGGGTCTGGGTAAAGCCGTTCTTGCGCAGCTCTGTAATCAGGGGCAGGGCAGAGGGGTCAACGATGATCCTCTCTGGCTTGAGACCGTTAAGCCACGCCTTGAGGTCTGCAACATACTCGCCCACGGTCTTTTGCCGCTTCTGTTCGCGGCCGCTGTAGTAGTACTCCCGGGTGATGATCCAACAGTCTGCATCTGCCTGCTTCTGGAACAGTAGAAAGGTCGTTGCGTTCTGGGTGCCAAAGTCGCAAGCCACATAAGCGCTCTTTGGAGACAGCGCAAGAAGCACGTCAACAACGTGCTTTTTGCGGTCGAACATGTCATATACAAGGCCCTCGGCCACCGTCCACAGGCCCAGAATGTAGCGCTGGTAGAAAACGCCGCTGTACTGGCTGCGGTATCTGGCCTTGATGTCCTCGGAAAGTGACAGGTTGTCGTCCATCGTGAAATGGAGATACATCATCTTGCGGGAACGGCATTTCCGCACCCATTCCAGATAAAACCAATGCTGCGGGCTGCCCGGGTTGCAGTTGAACCAGAATTTTGACCCGGTGACAGAGCAACGGGCTGTGGCCTGATTGACAAAGCTCTGCGGCATCAGGGCCACCTCGTCGAAGAACGCGCCCGCAAGGGTGATGCCCTGAATCAAGTCCTGACTGCTCTCGTCTTTGCCTCCAAAGAAGTAAAACTCGTTGGCTTTGCCGCCCTTGCTGACGGTCATGCAGTTTTCGGCCCGGTGTTCCTTGACGTTGTAGCCACGGGCTGCAAGCTGCTGCTTGAGCGTCCCCAGCACGTTGCGCCGGAAACTGGCGATGGTCTTGCCACACATGGCAAACTGCTGGCCGCTGTAGCAGGTCATAGCCCACTGGACGAACGAAAAGCTCATGGCAAAGGTCTTGCCCGAGCGGATAGCGCCATCAGCAATGATGCCGTTGTAGCTGCTGTATGCGCTCTGCGGTGTCCACCAGCTCAAGACCTGCTTTTGCCGTTGGCTGAGGGCTTTCCATCGAAAACCGCTACTTTTTCGCATTGTCGTCTTCTTCCTCCGGCAGCATCTCCACGTCATCCGGCGGGCTGAGGTCTGCGGCGGCATTCAATGCCTTTATCAAACCATCATCGTGACGCTCTTCCTGCTCCGCTTCTTTCGGCTTATCGCTCCAACCAAAATTAACTTGCAGGCTGAATCTTGCGCCGCCGTTTCCGTCACGATCATAGAGCCGTTCTTCGGCGTATCTCTCGCATCGAAGCTTCGCGCGCGTTATCGTGTCAGAAAACTCGGGCTTGCCTTGATAGTCGATTAAAGATTGCCGAGACTTAAACCCCAATGCTAAAGCCAAGCCAGTGACTGTTTCTGGTCGTTCGTCGATTTTTATCACGTTCCCATATTTGTCTAAAACAGGCTTTCCGACTTCGTCTTCTAGGACGGTCCCTTCACAGCTTTTGAAGAACTCTTCGATTTTTTTCTCAAGTTCTTCTTTGCTCTCAAAGACGGGCGGTCTGCCTATCCTTTTGTTTTTGCTGTAGGCCACCGCCACCACCTCTCTAAACTCACGCAAAAGAAAAACCGCCCGGAAAATCCGAACGGTCAAAATATCGAATGTGCCGCCAGCCGGATTCGAACCGGCACCCACGGAATGGATGTGCGCAGTGGTTGGCTGTGCAGTGATGTTCCCGTGGTATCACCAATGTTGTCCCGCCTTAAATGGGCGGCGCTCTGCCTATTGAGCTATGACGGCATATAATAAGAGGCTTTGCTTGTCGGGTGCAAAGCCTCTGCGTCCAGAACTTTCGCGGCTGGATGCCCCGCTATTGCACTCCCCGCTCTCGTCAGATCATGCAAGCACTCCCGGCAGGGCTCGAACCTGCAACCGGCGGTTTTGGAGACCGCTGCTCTACCACTTGAGCTACCGGAGTATAAAAACCGCCCTCGGACTCGAACCAGCCAGCAATATCTCAGCTGACACGCGCTCCAAACTGCGCTCAGGCGGCCATATAAAACAGCCCCGGTTCTCCGCCGGGGCTGTTGTTTGACGCACATCCCGTCGGGAAACCTACCCACACCCTCGGGGATTCAAAGCTTTCTCTCGTGGCACGGGAGGTTAAGCGTGCAGCTTTGTGGGGGATGAGTCCATGCGCCATATGGTGCGATACGGCGGAATCGAACCGTCTCCTGTCTCTTATGAGCGACAGGCTGCCTTTATGTCAGTGTATCGCATAGAAGCAGCCCGCAAAACGGTGAAGGAGAACAGGAAAGCATGAAAACCTGTCACAAGGAAGGGACCGTTCTGGAAGCTGCGTGGCAAGCGGCCACCGCTTAGCGCTGAACCGCTTATTAGAATTTTACATCTAAGCTTGCAGACTTGAAAAGGGCCGACCCCTGCCAAAATCACGCTGTGTTTTCTTGTGCATGTTGTACACTTTGCACGTCAGAAAACTCTTCCCATATTTCAGCCAGAGCCATGCATCCGCGTTTGATTCGCCGGTAGACCACCTCTGCCCCGCATACGCCGACTTCTCTTGCGATTTCCTTGTGAGACTTGCCCATGACATAGTGCTCGCAAATCGCTTCGGCGCATTCCGGCTCGGCTATCAGGCAGTATGCCCGCCGGGTGGCCTCGACACGCAGATTGCACAGGTCCGTCTCCATCCTCTGAAGCTGTCGGCGCTCGGTGTCCAGCTGCTCTACAGCAAAGCCCACCTTGTCCCCATTGCCACCACCCGCAGGCATCCCGCTCAGGCTCTGGGTACATTTTTCGGCCACGTCCCGGATACGCTGTATTTTTTGCTTCTGGACTTCGATAGTTGCCGCAAGGTCGCGGCACTGTTGGAACCACGACTTGACGGTGCGGTAGTCCACGTCGCTGTCCGGCTTTGGCGTGTTGGTGTCAAGCGTCCACGTTTGGGTCATCTGAGTCCCTCCATTTCTTCAATCTCAATTTCCACCCTTGGTTTCTCCCGGTCAAGTTCCACCCGGCTGCCATCGTGGGCGGCAACAATCTTGCTGTTGTCGTCCTCCAGCACGCGGGATTTCACCAGAATGTCCGTGGTTGCCTCGATGAGGTTTGCCAGATCGACCCGGCGGGCGGTCTTCATGTAGTACACGCACCTCACGTTCACGCGGGCAGAGATGGGGCTGCGCGGCCTTTTGATTTGCCGCAGGCAGTCCGTCTTATAATCCACGTAAGCCTTGCTGGGGGCCACAAAGCGCCCGCCTGAGCGGCTTTTGAGGATGCGGGCAGAGTTTTTCTTGGTGCGGGGGTCGCCGTAAAGGGTCAAGTGCATTTCTTCCGTTCCTCGCTGTTCCACTGCTTGAGTGTTGGTGCGTAATGTCCGCACATCAAACAAGAAAGTTCAGTCCCAGGGGCTGACAGCACTGTGAGCTTCGGATTAACTGACTTGATTTTCTTTCCCCATGCAAGAAATCCGCTCCCGCACTTTGGGCAAGGAAGAACAGTGTATGATTTTTTTATCACTTCACATCCTCCATCAGATCATCAATGTGCATCTGCACAGCCTGTTCCGGCACATCTTCCCAGCCGATGCCGATGTAGTCCAGCACACGGCCCCAGCCGTACCAGTTGCCGTTTTCGGCCATAATATCCTGTACAGTTTTCATTTTTTACCCCCATTGCTCAGACATAGCTTTTGCAATGCCGGGAAATGTTTTGCTTCGCTGTTTCGCTGTTCTGTGGCCACTTTGAGACCATGCGTCTTTTCGTTTCACCGCACGATGATCTGACGACGCGACCCATTTCGACGTAGGTATAACGATATCTGTAGCGAACAGTCCCGGAATGTTTTTCAGCCATAAGCACGTCGTTTTCATGTATTCATCTCCGAACATATACGGCTGAATGATCTGGCTGTATTCTGGCAGTCCAAAGATTCGCATTGGTATCGGATTTTCTATTGCTATTTTATCCACCGGGGCATTCCAGAACTTCATGAAAAAATCTCGTGCATCGCATCCCTTTTTATATCGCTCTGCTTGAATTTTGCCGTCAATCACTAACCTATTTCCGCCGGCTTTTGTCAAATAAGTGCAAGGCGGGTGTGCAATGAGCAAGTCCCACTTGCCAACGTCATGCGTTACGCCGTCCATCGTCACGACTTGCCCCCCCTCCAGAGCCTTGAGCGCATCTCCAAGAATGTGCCATTCAGGATGCCCACCGGACGGCTCCTGAATGTCGCAGGAGTAGGCTTCGTGGCCTTTTGCCCGGAACGCCTTGCATACTTCCTGCGATTCCTCACAGGCGATAAGTACTTTCATCTGTCCGCTCCTCCGTTCGCTCCCATGTACTTCTTGCGGCCTCGCTCACGGTGGCGGTCCTCGTGGTCGTAGTAGTAGACCTTGCCTGTGTCTAGCATCTCGCGGGTATAAGCGGCTTCTGCGCCGCGCTGACGCTTGTACTCGGCGTACTTCGGGCAGCTGTCGTGACAGATCGGATGCCGGTCTGGGCAGTCTTTGCAGGGTTCAAGTTTTACCATTGGTCTGCACCCCGCTGTCACCATTGAGCATGTAACCAATGCGGGTCAGTATGGTATCCAGCACCTGAACCGTTTGCTCTGCCCTGATTGCGTACGAGTACCCCCAATTTCCGCTCCCGGCCAGCCCGTCTTTCCAGTCGGTCAGGTACTTTTTCATAGATTTCGCGTCAATCACAGGCACTGCCGGTTCATCTTCCAGCACATCCATCGCGTCCATAATCTGACACGCGCGGCATCTTACGCCGTTGTAATGTTCGCAGCCACAGCAATATGCCGCTTTGATGTTTGCTATGGCTTTTTCACGGTCGATAAATTCGTTCATTTTTCAATCTCCCTCTTTGTCAGTTCGCTCGCCCGCAGCCTTGCAGCTTCACGCGGGGCAGTCTTTACACGGCGTCATTGTCATTTCAACACCTCTGTTCTCACTGGCTTGATGTCCCGATACTCGGGGTAATGGTCGCCCGCCAGCTGGCAGGCCCGGAACTCTGCCGCAAACTGGCTCGCGGTATTGATCCGGTATGTAAGCGCCGCGTTCCCGTGCGGGCCGCTGCACTCTACGATGACTTTGTATCTAGGCATTTCGTCCTCCGTTCTGGTTTTCTTGCCCAAGAAGCATTCTTTCTGCTCTGGACTTGAGCATCCGGGTGCGGGCAGCAAGGCAGCGCTTTACCAGAATCTGCTCGCCCTGGGCCTTTTCGATGGCCTTTTTCCACGCCGGGAGAAGCTGGCTCTGCCAGCTGCACTCCGAAATCACCTCGTGGAATGTCTTATAGGCCATCTCATCCGGCACATCCTTGAGCGATGAGTTCGCCCAGATCTCCGCGATGCTTGCGCGGTTCTCTGCGGTCTGAGGCCGTCCAAAATAGGCCTCAGCGTCCGCAAGGAGCTTTGTCATCATCTCCACTGTCACGGTTTCACCCCCTTGAAAATATTTGCGTATGCTTCTGCGGTGCTTTCTGTGGCTTGTTTCCCGCGAGGCTGTTCTTGTCGGCGCTGCTCATTCGCTGCCACGTCCCCCGGGGTTCGTATCCCGTCCCGCTGCCAGCCAGACAGGATGCCGTTGATGTAGTTCCACGAGTGCTTCCCGGCCTCTGCGGCCTTGTCGATCGCCAGCAAAATCATCTCCGTGCTGTACTCCTGCCGCCATTTTTGAAGTTTTTCCAGCGCCGAACGCGGGAAGTCGCCGATAGCCCGCTGGTAATGCTGGACGATTTTTGATAACTCCATATCAACGGCGGCGGTGTTATCGCGCTTTACAACATCTACATCCCCATCTACATCTACATCTACATCCCCATCTACATCTACATCTACAGTTATTTTTGTTATGTCGTCATTAACATTGTTATCGTTTGTTATTTTTGTTATGTCGTCAGGCTTTCCCCAGCGCTTTGCCATACCGCGTTTTCCGGCGTTGCTGCGTTTCTTGCGGGTTTCATCCCATTTTTCAGACGCCCGTTTTACGTCGCTGCACATAAATTTCCAGTTGACACGCATCCCACGGTCTGAAAATTCGGGTTTTTCTCCAGTTTTGGCATACCGTGCAAGAGCTCGCATCAACTGCCCAACCTCTGCGTCGGAGTATTCTTCCAGCGCGTCGAACCAGCTCAGATACGCCACAAATGACTTTTTATCGTCCTGTGCCACTCAATCACCTCCTTTGCGCGCCCGTATAGCCAGATAGCGCAGCTCTCGGTTTAGAACGGCAAGTCCTCCGAATCGTCGATGACTGAAAAGTCGTCTGCGCTGCCCTGCGAATACTCCGGCACGCTCTGGGGCTTCTGCGGGGCGCTGTGGGCGGCGTTTGCTTCGCGCACATGATTTTCCGTCTGCTGGCCGAAATCGCGCACAGCGGGCTTCTCTGCGCTCTTTCCGCCGCAAAAGCTCACCTGCGACGCAAGAACCTCGGTAGCTGTGCGGTTGTTGCCGTTCTTGTCCTGGTACTGACGGGTCTGCAAGCTGCCTTCGATGGCAATCATGCTGCCCTTCTGGAAATACTTGGAGACGAACTCGGCGGTCTGCCGCCACGCGGTGATGTCGATAAAATCGGCCTTGCGCTCTTCGCCCTGCCGGGTAAAGCTGCGGTCAACCGCAATGCGGAAGCTGCACACGTTGGTGCCGTTCTGGGTGGTCTTGAGCTCCGGGTCGTAGACCAGACGGCCCATCAATGCTACGATGTTAAGCATGAGACATTCCTCCATCTTCTTTCGGCTGTTTCTTTGCGCATTCTACGCAGAGTATACGCCCATATTTTGCCTTGCTTCGTTCCGCTGCCTGCTCAGCAGTCATCTTTTTCCCGTCCTTGGTTTTGATGCCGATGATTTTCTTTCCACAGCAGGCGCACACCGGGGCGGGAATGTCCGGAAGCGGGGTATACTTGGAGGAGTCATCTTTCCAGTACACGTTCGCGCCAATCCCAAGCGCCTTGCAGGCCACGCTCTGGGCATCTGTATACGCCTTTTTGTAAGCGTCATCATCCGTTCGGAGCCCGCCGGATTCCATCGCAATCAGCATAGAGCCTCCCACTCCGGGGATGGGGGCGCTCCACGCTTCCCCATCATCCTGCCTGACGTACAGATTCGTAAAGCACTGCACGACAACTTCGCCCTTTGCTCCGGTCTTTTCCTCGAACACCGGCGGGTCGAACTTCCAGCCCGTACCAGCCGGGCCAAAAAGCTCAGTCAGCTTCTTGATGCGCCACATGGGGTTAATGTCGGTCCTGCCCTTCAGGCGGCCCGCTGCGATAGGCTTCTGGGCGTCTTTGGGGACTTCCCGGCACTGCTCGTAAATGGTCATTTTATCCATGATCGTATGTCACCTCATCCATCCCGTGTGCCCGGCACAGATCTGCCAGCCACCCAAGACCCGAATTGTAGGCCGCCTCAATGTTGCCCATCGCGTCATCTAACCCGCCGGTCTGGGTGGAGCTGATAAGCGGGAAGGCGTTTGACTCATCTGCCAAAGCAACTACGGCTTCCAGTGCTGAAGCGGCTGTGCCGAGGCTGTACTCTGCATCCGAAATGGCTTTTGCATATCCCGTCGGAGACATCCCATAATCTAATCTGCCCGGATAAAAACGGTCTTCCGCGTCGGTCGCAAGCATCATCTGACTTACACTCATCAAGAGGATTGCGCATTTCGTAAGCTCTGCTGCCGCCCGATGCTTGAGCGCAAGATTCCATTCGGGGACGCTGACTGCATACCGCAGAACCGCTTTGCGGCGTTCCTTTTGCTCTAAAGTCATGTATGTCACCTCTGGTGGGCCTTCTGCCGGTGCTCGTCCATAACGACGTACAGACGGTCGGGATTTTCTGCCGCCAGCTGGTCGGCGTACTGGATGCCCGCCAGCGTGTTCGGCATGGGGATTTCGTTGACAAAACGCAAATCCGCGTCAAAAATCTGTACCGTGCTCACCTTTTTCTTCTCCTTCTTCTGGTTGATGTGCCGCAGCCGCTCCGGCTGACGATTATGCCAGCGAATCTCTGCGGCGCGCATATATCTACCGTTCATATTCCTGCTCCCTTTTCATGCCGGCCTTTCTTTTTGCAGTAGCGGCGAAGCGGAGGGAGACAGTCAACCTCCGCACGATCAATGCGCTCCTGCTCAAAAATGTACTTATGCGGGCGCTTTTTTTCATGGCGTCGGTGTCCAACGGAAGACACAAAGCTGTTGGCGGTCTTGTATCCAAGCTTCGCAGCGCACATGGAGGATGTTCCCGCTGCCACTACATCACCGGTCTTGGCGCTGTACACGGTGTACCATGTGATATAGTGGATGTTATCAGCCATGTGCAACGTCCTCCGCATCGTGGAGGGCTGTGAGCAGCCCATCTGCTGCCGCGCTATAGACCTCTGATTTTTCCCGACAGATGACCCGCATCCAGATGTCTCCCGTGAGTGCGGACTCCGTTGCAAGCCGTGTGGCTGTTTTCAGATACTCTTCGGCCTGCTGCCGAACCAACTCTTCCAGCTTCATGCGTCCTTCTCCTCATCCTGCGGATACTCCGAGTTCCGGGCATGGTTGCGGACGATTTTGCCGTAGCCGCTGCGCTTATACCGTTTATTGTCCTCGTGCATCCCATAAAGCGACATTGCCAGCCCGGCAGTGGATGCAACAATAATCCAAGGCGCGGCATGCGCAGCCTCGGCGATGTCCCAGCCGCCCCAGTAGGTCAGCGCAACGGCCAGCAAAGAACAGGCCCAGCGCACCGCCTGCACCGCGCCGATGATAGCCAGCAAAGCCAGCCCGTCCAGCGCTAAGATGAGCCGAAAATTCATCGGTTTCTTTCTCATTCTCTCGGTTCCTCCTTTGTGTAAACCTTTTCGAGCTTGTAAAAGTCCTTCACCCACGCCATAAAACCGGCGCGGGAGATGTCAGGGCAAGGCTCTTTTGTTCCTACGGACGGAATCGCCCAGCTGGTAAACAACCCCGCCTGGATCTGTGCTCCCAAAACCTTTTCGGTCTTTGAGATGTTGTTGTCCCGAAGGATCTGGACGCATTCGCCTATCGTAAGGCTCGGCTTTTGCATGGCCTGCTCCTTTCTCTCAATTTGGTTTTGCAGTGCTTTTTACGGCTCTGCTTCCGAGAACTCACCATTTTTGAGCGTGTACCAGACGTTTTCCTTGATGTGAGCGCCGTCTACTTTTGCCATCTTTGCCCACAGCATATTGCCGTCATCGTCGTACTCGGTCAGCACCAGATAGCAGCCAAGAATGCCCCGTGCCTTACTGTGCGCGCCGTTTGCGACGGCGATATTGTCTTTCCCATCTGCTTTTGCTCTGCAATAAGTCCCAGTGGCTGCCGCCGTGCTGTAATTGCCGCTGGAACCCGCCGTGCTGTAATCGCCGCTGGAACCCGCCGTGCTGGAATAGCCGCTGGAACCCGCCGTGCTGGAATTGCCGCTGGAACCCGCCGTGCTGTAATAGCCGCTGGAACCCGCCGTGCTGTAATAG